GGCAAATAAATGCCACAAATAGAAAGCGCAGCTGAAATAAGCAAAGGTACATGGGCAAACGATGATAGTAGCCAAATCAATAAGGCTATAAGAGCTGGTTTCCAAATCAGGTCACCAAGCTCCTTAGCCTTCTCAACAAAGCTATCCAAAGCAGCAGTCAAATTTGATAACAAACTCTCACTCTTTTCAGCCACTTTATTGGCCGAAAAGGCGGCTTTACCAACCATGACAGCAGCCGCTGTCAAAGCTGATCCAGCCACAACGTTGGTAACCCCTGTCTGCAGTTCCAGTTCACTGGATCTGATCTGGTAAACCAACTCAAGCTCGAGTCGTGATATCTTCTCAATCTTCTGCTTCGTACGCCCACGTGGCTTGTAACCACGCAGGACCTTGGCATGCTGACTAGAAGAAGCCTTAACAATCGCTTGCTGCAGAGATTCACGCCATTGACGTTTCTCTGCGCGAGTCAAAAGTTCAAACTTCTTCTTGCCCTTCGCACCCTTGTTCAACAAGGAAGCATCCTCAAACTTCTCAACGATCTTGTCAACATATGTTGATCTGATCTTCTCATAAGTCTTATGCGAAACAGCTTTCTTCGTAACATGGCGCTCACTCCTATTTTGACGTACTGTTGTAAAAGACATTTTGTCATAATTCTCACACACTCATAAAAACAAGAGTGCTAAGTATAAAACACACGTCAAACAGATACTTATGGGGACTCTGAAGTCAACATCAATGCCGCGCCAACAGCATTTCCGCCGTCATCACACACTTAAATGCATATGCTGATTGTTACTAATTCCAAGCTTCATGTCCTCACCGTCTTCGGCTTCGTAAGACACCCCGGTACAACGCCAACACAACACATACACTAAGCATGTGACAAAACCATAACCCGAGTTATGACTTTGCCAGGGGGAGGTAACGCTCCACCGTACATACTGTCTTTACTCCTCTACTGGAAACCTCAGATGCCACATTTAGCTTTTAAACTGAGGACAATGCCTAAGTG